GCTTATCTTCGCAAGTTTAAGGAAGCAAACAAACAAAAGGAAGAATCTTTAAAAACTGAAGCTCAAATGCACGATGAATTAGGGAAAGAAGTTTACGAAAAAGCAGTTAAAGCATTAGCTCAAGGTTATGGGTATAAAACTGTAGCTACAAGATTGAATATTCCCGATGATACCGTAAAAAGTATATATCATTCAAAACCAGTACAAGAATTAATTAAGGATTTAAGGGATAAATCTTTACGCAAAACGGAAACTGAAATATTTGAGGAACTTATGGCAGAAAATAAAGAAATTAAAGATAAGTACACGCAGATGATACCAAAGCTTGCTCAAACGGTAGAAGACTTGCAAGCCAAAATGGATAAGTATATTGAAGATCCCGAGGCTTATGGGATTTCACATGAAACTGTTTTTAAAGAAAGCTTAAAGATTATGCGAATGTTCGGTGAAGCAACAGACCAATTAACTCCTAAAAAAGAAGTTAAGGGCGGGCAAGACGAAGCGTATAAGATTATTATAGAAATGTCTCAAAAAAACCAATTACCAAGTGCAGAAGCAGAAAAATTACTTGAGGCGAAATATCAACCGCCAAAATTACTGGAATGATTTTAGATAGACTATACACCGATCAAGATTTTACCCCAGAGTTTATCACTTTGAAGATGAGCCAATGGGCGAATGATCCTTTTCTTTGGATGGTCGAACAAGTCTTTACGATTGATGAATCGGATAGAGGCAGTCCATTAAAACGCTTCCCGCCTTACGCCTATATTAAGCATTTAATTGATGAATATTTTAAAAACAAAGTTATTGTTGTTAATAAAACAAGGCGTATGATGGCAACGCATATTTTTAGTACCCTAATGGTGCATCAGCTTTTATTTGTTCCTTATTCTGAAAATGTCATTGTTTCCATAAATGAAGATAGAGCTAAAAAAGTTATCGCTACAAGATGTAAAGCGGTATATGATAAGCTAGATTTTCGCTTTCCTTACCCTAAATTAACTGAGGGGAAAGAGATTAGAGTCTCCGAAATGCGAAATCCTTTAATTGGTTCAACAATAACAGCACTGCCATCAGGTTCAGATAAGTGCAGGGGTCTAACAATTACTAATGCTTTCTATGATGAATTAGCATTTCAGCAGAATGTAGATCAAAACTTAAAAGCTTTAAAGCCTGCCCTAGAAGGTGGAGGAAGGGCAGCTTTAGTATCTACTCCACGTTTTGGTACTAAGTTCCAAGAGTTAGTAACCAAAATCGCTAAAAATTCACAAATTGAAAAGTTAATGACTGGCTTAGCTAAATATCGCAATGAATATAACCAAACTGTATTACAGCTTCATTATACCGCTAATCCGTTTAAGCGTAGCGACGAATGGTATCACTCTGAACGCTATGGAGCTTATCCTAATGGGGAGCCGATACCTGGGGCATCAGGGGTAGATACATATACATGGGATCAAGAATACGAACTTAAATTTACCGTTCCAGTTGGCAAACCTGTAATTCCTGAATTTTCTAGAGAAATTCATTGTGAGCCGTATAAAGATTGCCCATTTGATGAAGATTTACCTTTGCATATTGGAATTGACTTTGGCTCACATTATCCAGCAGTTGTATTTTTGCAGAGGGATTCTTTAAATCGCTGCATTTTGCATGATGGAATTTTAGCGGAAGACATGGAGCTAGAAAATTTCATGGCTTTAATCGCTGAATATATTACTAAACATTTCCCCGATGCCGAATATATTTTACATGCAGATCCAGCAGGGAAATCAACTAACAGTCAAGGTACTGCACCGCCTGCATTTAAGATATTAGAAAAGTTTTTTAAGCGGAAAGTTCACGGGATTAAATCTGCTCCATCCGATAGAGCTGCCGCCATACGAAATAAAATGTCTCGCAGAATTGGCGATGCTATGGGGATAATTGTTAATCCTGCGGGTGGAATGTTTATTTCTAAAAATGGCGATAAACGAAATGGGCTATTTATTGAAACTTTTGAAACGGGCTGGGTTTATGATATGCCAAAAGAAGGGGCGTATCATATTAAAGAAGAGCCGAAGAAAGATGGGTTTTATGACCACTTAATGGATGCTTTAGGCTATGCTTTTATTGATGTATTTCCTTTGTTAAAAGGGAACACTATTGCTAGAAAATCCAAGCCTAAACGCAAATTTTTGCATTATTGAAATAGAAATATACTTTAGGTGTAACTTAACCTTAAGGAGATTTTTAAAATGGCAAGAACAAATTTAAATATTGTTGGCATTAGAGCAGCAAACGCAACAGATTTAGTTGATGTTACTGGAGTTGATACAAAAGATACTATTGCTCCAATCACATTAGGCAGAACGGATATCGTGGCAGTTGGTGCTAACGCAGCAAACGGGACTCCAATTTCATCTTACAATGGCATAACTTCAACATTAAAGCAAAGTTTAGCTATACATTATGATTTCGCAACGGATGGCGGAGCGATTGGTGTAATTCAACTTAGAGGCGGCGTACTTCCAACAAATGCAATTATTACAAATGCTTGGCTTGAAGTATTAACTGGATTTTTACCAACGACAACTTCAACAATTGCACTTGGTGTAACTGGTGCAGCAACAGCATTAAGAGCAGCAGCGGTCGCGACAGGTACTGTAGCACTTGATGCAGTAGCAAGAGTTGCGGTAATCGCTCCACAAACTCCAGCTTCTTTCGTTGCTAAATCTACAACTGCAAACAGAAACTTTATTATGACAATAGCGTCAGGTGCTTTTACAGCAGGGCAATTTGTTCTTCACGTTGATTACGTTGTATCTGCATTAGATACTTCAATTGCTGCAACTAACTAAAAATGGCTGATGTAACTACTGTTCTATTAAATGGCGTAAGCCCTAGTACGACAGGGACGTTTTATTCTCTCGGGTTCTCGACAAGAGACCTGAGGGATATTTCGTTTTTTCTTTTAATGCCAACAACAACTGGCACGACCAGCACGCTAGATGTATCTATCGAAGAGTTTGACACTATAGATTCAAGTGGAGCCCCAGCGAATGCAGAAAGGATTAGAACTGTATCACTTACTACTCCAGCAGGCAGCGTGGTATCGGCTTTCACTCAAGTGGTAGCGGGGACAAGTTCGCCAAATGCAACGCTTCAACAAAAATTAAATTCAAAGGATAACAACCTAAACAAATTTATTCGTGTAAAATATGTAGTAACAGGAACTGCAACGCATTTTACTAATATCAATGTAGTTATGGCAGCTAACCAGAAAGTGTGAACAAGCTTGATATAAACGAAATACCAGACAATCAGCTAGAAGCTTTCTCTAGCCATATCAATACTTTAATCGATTCAGTAAAAAACAATAACGATTTCTATACTTCAAGGGCGATTATAGATAAGGTCATCTTGCAAGATGAAGACATTGATTTATCTGATCGCAACAGTGTAGTTTATCAAAGACTTAATAATGATAATTTAATTGAGCGTGTTGTTGAAGAAGAAGATGTTGATGAATTTTCAACACTTAAAGACCCTATTCTCTATCGTATTTACAGAACATGGGTGAATAATATTAAGAACGCATGTTTCCCAACAAGTGGGGATTATGTAAACATTGATAGAAATTTTAGCTCTCAGTTTTACAAAATGGGTTTAAAAAAGTTTTTACCTCAAGTTAATCAATCGTGGATTAATATTATTAAAACTGAAAATCAAAGGTTTAATTTTAAAAAGAAATATTCAGCAGCAATAGCCGAATTGGTAGCTTATGGCAATACTGGGATTATTCATTATTTTGACCCAGTAGATAATATTGTAAATATTAAAACCCCAGGCATTGGAAGATTTAGCATTTATCCAATGACAGATAATTGGAGAGAGTCAAACCTAATTTTAGAATACGATGTAAATTATAGTGATTTATTAAACCGTGCTGATTTAAACCAAGACTTAGTTGAAGCAATTAAGCCAATTTTAACTTATAGAGATTTAGGGGACAATCAATTTGTCGGTGCTACATCTCGCATGTCGGACATTTCAAATCAAGCTCCATACGGTCAAGTTCGCTGTTATGATTTGTATTTACCGAGTGTTTATTTAGAAAACAAAGAAGATCGCAAAGACCCAATAATTGCAAGTGGTGTTTATATTACCGCCATTCAAGCACCTGAAACAATTGAAGGAACAGATTTAGAAGCTTTTGGATTTAAGGACAATCTTGTAATTTTAGCGGCACATGAAGGGGCAAGCCCTTATGACCACGGGATATGTTTAGCAGCAGCAGGAACAACTTTGCCTGGAGTGTTTTATCACCAAGGGTTTATTAGACCTTTCTTGTCTCATCAACTATTGTTAAATCAATTGATTTCAGGAACTTCTAGAGTTGTTGGTTTATTGTGTGACCCACCATTGAATCTCCTTCGCAATCAAGATTATGATTATGAGAACAGGACTGAAATCCCAGCATTTGAGCCAGGGGCAATGTATGAAGGGTTTGATGTTAAAGCTTTAGTTCCGCCAGAGTATAATCAAGTAGTTTCCCAATATGGAGCTTTAACGCAGGTAGTAACTAATATTGTTGAGCAAAGCTCAGGATTAAGCAAAGCTCAAATGTCGGGCGTCACTTCTTCTCGAACTTCTGCAAGTGAAATTAAAGAAGTTGTATCAAGCGGGCAATTGAATATAGTTGATGCTTCTAATCAATTTGACGAAGAAGTTTTACAACCTTCTGTTAGTAACCGAATTATTTTAACTCAACAGTTTTTAAGAGAACAAATAGAAGAGATTGAAGATCCTGCAATGCGTGAAGCGATGTTGCTTGAGAATCCATTGTTTGAGCGTTTATTAAACTATTCAGGGATTGAAGAAACTTATGAGCAATTTTATGAAGAGAATCAAAACGAACTTGATAAAAACTCTGAAATTATAGATATAATAGAGGGATTATTTGGGGAAATTGAGCAGCTTCAACAATTTGCAGCTTCTCCACCTAAAGATTTTGTACCACCAGATGTTACGATAAATCCTGAAACTTTAGAGCAAACCCCGAACGCAGCAGAGATTGAGCAGCTTAAAATGCAACATGAGCAAAACGAAAAGGCTCAACGAGATCAAGCTTTAAATGATGTTAAGTTAAAACAAAAAGAAATTGAACGTAAGAAAAAAGAAGTTAATGCAAATGTTCAAGAAATCCCTGAGCCATCTTTAGGTTTATACTATGATTTACTTGTTTATCCAATTAAAGAATCAGATGTTCAAATCACTGGATCTAAAACGACTTTAAGCAAGGAATACGCAAGACAAAATTTAAAAGAATTTGTTGGCTTCTTGCAGGCAGCACCAGACGTATTAGCAGAATACGACATGAGTTCAGTAGTAGAATACTTTGCTAGAACTTTATCAATCCCATTAAGCAAACTTAAAAAAGACGAAGCAGAGAAAAGAAGAGATGAAGCGGCTAGGCAGCAACAAGCAGAATTTGAGCAGGAACTTCAATTAAAATATGCTCAAAATCCTGGGGCTCAACCGCCAAAGTTTAGATAAGTTATGCAAGGTAAAGTACAAAAGTTTATTAAAAGTGGAAGCAATCAATTTGACGCTTCACTAGACAGAGCCATTGAAAAAGTTAAAACAACATACCCAAGTGAATGGCAGCTTATTTTAGATTATATTGATTCTCAAGCGACAATTACGCCTAAAGTATTGAATCTCACAATAGATGAGGCGGCAAAAGAAGCTTATGGAGTAGCGAAGGTGTCAAAGATAGTTTATAGATTGACAAATTCAAAAGAAGAATAGATAGGAGCAAGACAAGATGACTGATGAATTAAATATTACAGAAGACCAAATCCTTGATGGAGCAGAGGCAACAACAGAAGAAATTGTAACAGAAGAAGTTCAAGGGATTGAAAGTTGGCTAACAGAAGACGAGCCAGAAGCAAAAGAAGAAAATAATGTATTACCTAATGCGGTAAAAGATTTGTATGCAGAAATTGAAGCATTAAAAGCGGAAAAACAAAAACCTGCACAACAGGAAGAAGAGAAGCCTGTAGAAAAAGCAGCTACTTTAGCTGAAATGCAAAGGCTGTTAGATCAAAGAGATCAAGCGGCTAGGCAAGAGAAAATACTAGAAGCAAATTACAATGCTTGTGCATCGGTAATTGATTCTTATTTAGATGGGGTAGACGCTTCAATTAAAAAAGTTTGTGGAGACGATAATGAAAACAAAGACTTTCTAGTTGATTACGCACAAGAATCTTTACAGCTTGCAATTTTGCGAACTCGAATAAAGGCAGAAGCCGCAGGAAGAGTATTAGTCCCAGAAGATATAAAACGCATAGGGAAAGAACATGCTAAAAAGTTTGTATCTGTTTTAAAGAAATTTGAAAAAGGTGGTACTCCACAGGAAACTAAGGCCTC